AGATCGTGGTGACTTCTGGGCCGCCTCCGCCGCCTCCCGCGGGAGGGAGGGGTGGCCGTGCCTGGGCCGGATCGCAGTGCTTCACAGTGCTTCTGCTGTATGAGCAGGGCGAACAGGGCGAAGAACGGCGCGAAACGCAGTGAACGAGGGCCACAGTCAGCAGCTAGTTATCCTTGGCCGCACTGTGGCGACTGTGGCCGGCGAAGAGACTGGCGAAAGTAAATAGGCCAAAAGGGCTATCTTTCGGCCTAGTTAGTGTGCAAACGGACTATCTTTGGCTGTTTCGCAGAAAGTTTCTTGGCCACTTGCCGTGTGACCAGGGCGAACGGCCCTCGAGCTGCGAAACAGCTCTGACCAGGGCGTATCGTTGCTCTGGTAAGCAGGGGAGCGCGTGTCAAGCATTCGCCCTGGTAGGTTGCCGTTTGCAGGCTGCGTGCCAGCTGACATGCCGATCTACCAGGGCGTTTCAATCAGCTGGCAGCAGCCTGCAGCCAGCCTGCAGACCCTCCTGCAGGCTGAGAACCCTTGTGAGAGAAGAGATGAGATGATTAGATTCTTCTTCTTCTACTACTTCTGCAGGCTGCAGGCTGTACCCCCCGGCATGTGTTTCCCTGTGCTTTCCGTGCGGTAGGGGTTTCCCCGTTCAGCTGACCAGCCTGCAGTCTCCGTGCGACGTAACGAATCTCCGTTGCAGGCTGTTGCAGGCTGCGGTATACGCCCTGGTCAGACGCTATGACAGCCTACAACCGCTTACGGGAGAAGCGATCCGTGTTTGACAGCGCCTACGTGAATCGGTGGGGGCCATCCAGTGAGAGGGGACAGGTGTCCCCGTCCCGAGAACATGGAGCGTACCCTTGGAGGTGACATGTGTGGATTCGACCTAGATAGGCGGTAGACCCGCCTCTGGAAGGAGCACACATGGACAAGCCTCAGTTCTGGGCTCGCCGCAAGTTCATCAACAAGCAGGGCTGGCACAGCTCCGCTCACTACATCGTTTCGGTCAAGGCGACCGAGGGCGTCACCAAGCGCGACGGCATCACGAAGCCGTGGCGCCACGTGGACGCCTCCTTCCGCCTGACCGACTGCTCGCGTGCCATCGATCTGGACTTCGACCTCGGCACCTACGAGGACGACTCGGATCGCGTCAAGGCTCGCGAGAACTCGCTCTACAAGGCTCGCCTCCTGCGCGCCGTGGTCAACGACTTCGTCGACCACCTGGAGGCGGGCGCTGCCTGGCTCGAGTCCTTCGAGGACTGAGCGCGGGGCGGGCGTGCGGCCTTGTCACCCAACAGCACGGAGGACCCTCGGAGCTTCGCAAGATGGCCGAGCGCGCCGGAAGGTACCGGACGCGGCAGGGGGCGCACGCCCTGCCAACACGGGCGGTTCACGGCTTCGATCCGGAGGCTTGCCGCCGGAGACGCGGGTTCGAAACCCGCACCGTCCACTAGCACAACGCACACCGTATGAAAGCAGCAAGGAGACACCGACCGTGGATGACCACACGATCAGCGAACTTCTCAGGGCGCGGGCCCTGCTCGCGAAGGCGAAGCGCAACCCCGGCCCTGAGGACGTCCCTCCCACGGAGCCTCTTGAAGTTGAAGATGATGTAGAACCGCTCGGCGGCCATCCTTCAGTGCCGAAGGACTAGACCGAGCCTTGGGTGGCGGGCCCTATCTCCCGCCCTGCAGAGAAGGTGGCACCCTCTGGGAGTCATGCCCCAGCGAGACCCTCTGCAGCAATGAACTTCCCGTACTACCTGCGTAAAGGCTGCAGACTGCCGCCCCGTACGTGTAGGCGCGGGTGCCGTAGCGTACGTCATAGAGAGAGGGTCAGTCCGTGTACGTGCCGGACAGTGGCCTCTACGGCATACTCCTGATCCCCTAGCCTACCCCTCTACGCTACACGCGTAGCGCATAGGGGTGCATGCAAAGGATACCCCCCTCATGATGGTGCCCGAGTACATCCCCAACGCTGAAGGCATGGCGATGCTGATGGAAGAGCTTACCGTCAGCTCAGAGATGATGGCGTTAGGGGAGGAGCTAGCCACTATGTGGAAGGCCTCCCTCCCCACTGAGGAGATCCCAGGCACAGGCACGGCGCTGCATAACATCGGAGAGATGGCAGCATCCATCTATGTGTCTCCAGTCCCTGGCGTGGGTGTCTCTGTGAACGTAGGCGAGTGGCGTGTGATCCTCATCGAGCATGGGTTCATCGATCGTGCCGGTGACTTCCTTACCTTCGGCCAGCCTCTGCACAACGCTACGGAGGTCTTCGCCATGGACCATGGGTCCTCCTACGTACCGAAGCCTGCGTGAGCATGCAACGTCAGCGTTGTTGTTGACGACGATGGCATCGCTAGTCCTAGGCTAGGTAGTACTAGCGCAGTCTTTGGCCCCGGGCATGGGGATGGGCCCTCGCGCAACTCTAGGCAACATTGATGGTAAACCGCGTTTCAGCTCTTTGTCTGCAGGCGCTGACATTCCGACATTCGTATGAACATTCTCATTCGCCCTGGTAGATCGGCATATTAGGCCGATCCGGAAGGACACATGCGGCGCGTACTAGTCATGCTTCTGGCGACAGCGATGCTTGTCGTTGCTGCCCCGTCGGCCCACGCGACGGCCAGCGTCATCGTGAAGCTGCACTGTGACCTGAGTCACACATCGCAGGATGACCCTATCGTGTTTCCTGGCCAGCCAGGCGCTGCGCACATCCACAACTTCTACGGCAACACGACTACCGACGCGTTCAGCACGACTGCCTCCCTGTCCGGCGGCCCGACGACTTGCGACACGGTCGGGGACAACGCTGCCTACTGGGTCCCGCAGGCGTACCTCAATGGCCGGCCACTGCCCGCGCCTAACGTCGCCGAGTACTGGCGAAACGAGAGCCGGGCGGTCGTGAACGCGCCGCCGACCGGGATGCAGTTCGTCGCACACGACTTCAAGTGGGGTTGCACCAACGGCGCGGATGGCACCCCGCTACCGCAACCCTGCACCACCGCGCAAGGGAATGTCAAGGCCAAGGTGTTCTTCCCCGACTGTCTACGGGGTACGGTGTTCAGCTACGACCGCGACTGCGCGGGCGGCGAACCCATCGCGCAACTTCAACTAAACGTGAACTACCACATCACCGACCCGACCGGGATGACGCTGTCTGTCAAGGACCCGGTGACCGGCGTCGTGACTAACGACGGCTCTCCATCTACGATGCACGCAGACTTCTTCAATGCGTGGGACCCACAAGCGTTCGCACGCGTAGTGATGGCGAAGTTCTAGGGCCAAGAGACACACGCGAGGAGGACGTTGTGGACTTGATCTGTGAGTGCGCTGCGCCCGACTGCAACCGATTCGCCGGATGGCGCTTCGCTACGGAGGACCGTTACTGCCCAGCTCACAAGCGTCGCCTCGATCGGGGGCGGCCGCTTGACGCGCCGCTAAGGCGCTACACCCGTCGGACCAAGGAGGAGTCTCACCATGCCCAGCAGTGAAGACCCGATCGTCGCCGGGCTCGCGGCCGCGTTGCAGTCCATCTTTGAGCGGGGCGTCGTCGTGACCCCCGTGAACGACGGCTGGGTCATCCGACTCGCTGATGCATCTTCGCGCAGCACCAACGCGGCCCACAGGCCGAACGAGATGGGGCGGTCATGGTGAGCGGGCCCACGAACGGCAAGGGCAAGCGCGGCGTCGCGACGCCGGCTGAAGTCTGGGACGAAGTCAACCAAGGCCTGCACGAGTCGTGCCTCTACCCCACGATCCGCGTGAAGGAAGGCCGGGCGACTGGCTCCGGCACGATCATCTACTGCGGCGAGCGCACCACGCCCGACGAGGATGGCGAGCTGGGCTTCAGCACGTACGCGCTCACGAACCATCACGTCGTCGCGGGAGCGATCCGGGTCGAGAAGAAGTTCGACCCCATCAAGGGCAAGGAAGTCACGCGCGACTACCGTGAGCTCGTTCAGATCGAGTCGTTCGCCTACAAGAACCGGTCCACGATCACGGCCCGGACGACGGCGGACGCCGAGATCATGGCGTACCACGAGAAGCGCGACATCGCCCTCCTGCGGCTGAAGACGAACCAGAAGTTCGACTACGTCGCTGAGCTCCTGCCTCGCGACGACGCCAAGGACCTCCACATCTTCGACAAGCTGTTCATCGTGGGCTGCGGCCTCGGGCAGCCGCCGTTCCCTACGTCCGGCATGCTCACGGGCAAGGACGTGCAGATCGACTACTACCCGTACTGGCAGACCAGCGCCCCCTCGATCTACGGCAACTCGGGCGGCGCGGTCTTCCGGGCTGAGACGCTGCAGTTCATGGGCATCCCCTCGCGCATCAGCGTCGACGGGAACATGTTCAGTCGCGACGCGATCACGCACATCGGCTACTTCTGTCCGCCCCAGGAGATCCACCGCTTCCTGGTAGAGCAGGGGTTCCACTTCCTCAACGACCCGACGCACACCGAGACGCAGGATCTCGAGGCGCTGGCCGACAAGGCCAAGGGAGACTCCGAGGACTGATGCTCGCAGGCGTCCCCTTCTACCCCGTCGCAGGCGCCACGGCTGCCATCGCGGGGCTCGTCCTTCTGGCGGGCCTCGTCGCCGGCCAGTTTCGCCGCGGCGTCGTGGAAGAGCTGCGGGCCGCACTGAACACCGCCAAGGATGAGATCGAGATCGAGCGCGGCAGGGGCGACAGGCTAGAGTCCGAGATGCGCAAGCAGCGAGAGGTCCACGACGCCGAACTGCGAGAGATGCGGGACGACATCAACGGCCTGCACGCGCAGCTCGAGTTGGCCAACCGCGACCGCGATCTCATGCGTCAGCTCATCGCGATGCAGACTCAGGTTCCCCAAGCTCTCACGGACGCCATCGCGAGCCTCACGAAGCAGTCGGCTGAGCACATCACGGAGCACGTCGACGCTCGTACGCAGGAGCTGAAGACCGAGGTTATCGGTCTGAAGGAAGAAGTCGCCGCGCTGAAAGCCGCGGCGCTGGTGAAGGAGAAGTGAGTGCGATGAAGCGGTTTCTGAATGGCGAGCGGGGCTGGATCACGACGGCGCTGACCGTCATCACCGCGATCATGGTGAGCGCCCTGTTCCTCATCTGGGCGGTCTTCGGAACGCAGACGGTGAACAGTCAGAACGCCACCATCCTTCAGGGGGAGGCGGCGCAGATCGCGACACTCGAGACTGACCTCACGCAACTCGTCCAAACCAACACGGCCGGTGACCGAACCATCGTGTGCATCCTACGGCTCGCGCCGCTCGGCACACACGGTACACCCAAGTCTGAGCAGCGCTCCGACGCGAACGTAAACGAATGCCTGATCGCGGCCGAGGCTGGGTTCGATAACCTCGACGCCTGGAGGACCGCCGGCAGACCTAAGAGGTGAGCGGTGTTCGAGTGGCTGAACCGGCTCCTGTTCCAGAGCGAGCTGGCGAACATCGTTCAGGTCCTCAGTGGCGTGGCGATCCTCTACACGTGGAAGCGCTTCGTCTGCAAGGGCGCCGCGCACTGCATTCGCCCCGCATCGCACCCGGTCCCGCGCACGACCTACCGGACGTGCAGTAAGCACGCGACGCCGGCCGTCTACGCCGAGCTCCGCGCCCGACACTCTACCGAGAGGCCAGCGCAGGACGCCGCGATGAACGACGACGATGCCTAGTAGTCCGAAGGGCCACTGCTCACGACCTGGCTGCCCGGAGTTCAAGCCCTGCCCCAAGCACGGAGGCGATCAGCGCGCGAGCGCGAAGGAGCGCGGCTACGGAGGCAAGCGCTGGAAGGGCGCGCGCACGGCGACGCTGAAGCGCGACCCGTTCTGCACTTGCCGCGGCACCCTCGACGGCTGCGACCGCCACGAGGACCACGAGTGCATGCGCGTGTCGACCGTCGCAGACCACTTCCCCCGAGAGCGCAATGAGCTTCTCGCCGCGGGCATCCTTGACCCCGATCTGCCACAGTTCCTGCGGGGCATGTGCGCGTCCTGCCACTCGCGCAAGACCGCCCACACCCGACCCGGAGGATGGAACGATCGCTGATGCCAAGTTTCGTCACCGACATCGATGACACGCTCATCTGGGGCGGAGCGGACTCTGCCAACGACGAGGCGCCCGCGGGCACTCCCCGCACGGCGGTCGTCACCCTCGTGCGCGCGCTGCTCGACGCCGGCTGGCGCGGCTACGCCTGGTCTCAGGAAGGCGACGCGCACGCCCTCGATGCGGTCAAGCGACTCGGCCTAGACATCCCAGACTCTCGGTGCTTCACGAAGCCCGACCTCCCGTTCACGCTCGACCGCGTCATGATGACGCTCGGGCGCGTCCCCGATCTCCAGATCGATGACCTCGATGAGCAGGAGATCCCTGGCGTCCTGTTCGTCAACGCCAGGTCGATCGACGATCAAGTTCTCCACCCGTACGTGCAGCTCGCGTGCGTTGTCGCTGTCGATGTGACTACCGGTCACCTTGTGCTCCAGCGCGGCTACCGCGCGGGCGTCGACGTTGACATCCTCGAGCTGCCGGGCGGCCGGGTCGATGAGGGCGAAGACCCTCTCGACGCCGCGGTCCGAGAGCTCCGCGAGGAGACCGGATACGCCGCGACCTCGGCCCCCGCCCGCTTGACCACGATCTGGACCGCGCCCGCCATCGCAGGCGGCGTCACCACGATCGCCTACGTCGAGTGCGAGAAGGTCGACGACGGCTCCCTCGAGCCGTCGGAAGTCGACAACAACGTGCGCGTCGCCCTCGTCCCGATCGACGAGGCGCTGGCGCGAGCCCGCAACGGAAGCATCAGCGACGCCAAGACGATCGTCGGACTCCTCCTCGCGCCACTCGGTGGGCGCGGACAGAAGTCCGGAGCCAACGAGCCCGGTCACGAGTTCTATGGCAACCAGTACACCGGGGGCGGCGGAGGCGGAGCTGAGGGCAAGGTCGGAGATCAGGTCAAGGACACGTCACCTTACAGCTTGGTTCCGAGTTTCAGTGCACAGCAACAGGCCGAGCGCGCGACACTCGCCGATCTCAAGGGTCAACGCGAAGAGGTTCGTCAACAGGAGCGATATGGCTCCGGCGTCGATAGGTCAGCCGAGCAGTCTGCCTGGCAGCGCCAAGGCGCGGAGGACCACGCAATCAACTTGTACTCAGGCGCGGGCTACTCCCGCATGAACGAGGGCCTGCGCAGTGGCAACGTTCCTGCTGACTTGAAGCCTGAAGTCACGGCACTCGATCGAGCAATCAGCCAGGCGCAACTATCTGAGGGCACAACCGTGTTCCGTGGGATGACGTCTGACCCGGGCCTGCAACCCGGTGACAAAGTCACGGACCCGGCCTACGCTAGCACGTCGATGGACCCGAACACGGCTTGGAGTTTCGCTAATGGGCACTCGTCCGACTCGGAGCGGTTTCCGCCGGGGGCAGTCTTCCGGATCGACGCGCCAGCGGGAACGCCGGCGCTGGGCATCTGGTCGGGTGAGCACGAAGTGCTTCTAGGCCGTGGCACGTCCTACCAGGTGACAGGCGTCTCGACAATGAATACCACGACCACGGCCACGTCAATGAATCCCGCAGTCAAGACTGGTGAGATGAAGATCTACGACGTGAGGATCACATGAGTGGCGAACGCTTCGGCTGGCAGGCCGGTGATCTCACGATCGTGCGACGTGGGCAGAAGAACGCCAACACCGAACCCGGCCACGAGTTCTACGGCAACCAGTACTCCGGCGGTGGCGGCGCGGCGGACACGACCGAGCGCAGCCAGGCCGGCGAGGAGAAGCGGCCCTACCTCTCGATGCGCGACGCGCTCGCGGGCGCGGCAGCGGTGCACGAGGAGCACGGCGCGGTGCAGCGGCCCTACTCAGGCAGCGACGGGCGCTGGTACCTGACCTCGAAGCCCCCGACAGCGGGCGGCACGCCGATGAGCGCCGACCAGCTGCATGAGGCCATCCACACGTTCGCGCCCGAAGTGGCGCACGACTCCCTGCACGACTCCACGAAGGCACGCAAGAACGCCAACAACGAGGGCGGCCACGAGTTCCTGGGCAACCAGTACACGGGCGGAGGCGGAGCCGGCGACGGCGTCAAAGACTCGACGCACGCGGAGTGGATGCAGGCGCGCGAGCTCGCGACGGCCAAGGCCGCCGCAGCCCCCGTCCCGACGAAGGAAGCGATCGCGAAGAACGCGGCGCTCTACGAGAAGGTCGGTTCGCAGCGCGCGCACATGCTGACGCGCGGGAACACCACCGATCGCGCCAACTCACGCGCCAAGCTCCTGACCGAGTTCGGCAACGGCACGCACGCACCGTGCGTCTGGTGCGGGAAGCAGCTCGACGACAAGTCGGTGACGCGTGACCACATCATCCCGATGGACAAGGGCGGTACGTTCCAGTACGCCAACCTGATCCCGGCCTGCGGCAGCTGCAACAGCGCGCGCGGAGACAGGGCGTTCTCGGACTTCATGAACTTCAAGAGCATCGCGGGGACGCTGTTCCGCTTCCGCGGGAAGGACGGCGCCGTGACCCAGTACGAGGGCACCGAGCCGTGGGTCGTGACCCTCGAGTTCGACCGTGAGCCTGAGACGGTGACCGGCGAGCTCGTGAAGCGCCACGTCGCCGCACTGGATTACACGCAGGCAGAGATCGCCGGCGTGCAGGTGGACCCGAAGACGATCCGAAAGGCAGGCTGAACTTGGCGAGGGTGGGGGAGCCGCCTACATGGATGAACGCGAGGGCACAGGCAGCTTGGCAAGCGATTGCTGAGGGACTCAAGGACACGACCGTTGAGGTCGACGCCTTGTCGATGAACCTGATGTGCTCGGCGTACGCCGCTGCCGAGGAGGCCGCGGAGGACATCCAGACACGTGGACACCTCGTACAGGGCCAGCGCGGCCTCGTGAAGAACCCGTCGCTGCAGATCCTGCGCGAGGCCGGAGCGACGTTCCGAGGCTTCGCCGACCAGTTCGGCCTCACCCCGGGCGCGCGCAAGAAGCTGGGCATCGACCTGTCGTCACACGAGGACGAGTCTGCCGGCTTCATCGACTAGGGAGGAGACCCAGTCGTGGATCTTCCCTACCCAGGTTGCCCCGAGCCGACGTGGACGCGTCCGCTCTGGACCACCGCCGGCCGGCCTAAGCCCGAGGGCGCGCACTACTGCGCCGCGAGCGCCGACCGCGCGATCCGCTTCGTCGCTCTCCTGCACCACTTCAAGGGCGACTTCGCGGGCCAACCATTCCTCCTTCTCCCCTGGCAAGAGCACGAGCTCTTCCGGCCGCTGTTCGGCTGGAAGACCGGGCCGTGTGAGCCGCACGGGCCCGAGACGCTCTGCACAGAGCCCCGACTCTTCCGTACCGCCTACGTCGAGACGCCGAAGAAGAACGGGAAGACCCAGCTCGGAGCCGGCGTGGCAGGCTACATGGCGTTCGGCGACGGCGAGGCCGGCGCGGAGATCTACACGTACGCCGCCGACGAGGCGCAGGCCAAGCTGGCCTTCGATGCCCTCGGCTTCGGTGTGAGCTACAAGAACAGCCCGCTCGAGAAGAAGGGCGTCCAGGTCCTCAAGACCCAGATCAAGAACGCCCGCACGCGCTCGTTCGTCAAGGTCCAGTCCGGCTCCGTCCGGACGAAGCACGGGCCGAACGCGCAGTGCATCATCTTCGACGAGCTCCATGCCCAGCCGAACCGAGAGCTCTGGGACACGGTCACGACAGGCGTCGCCGCCCGCCGGCAACCGCTGGTGATGGCGCTGACGACGGCCGGGTGGGATCGCAACTCCATCTGCTTCGAGGAGCACGATCACGCACGGCAGGTCGCCGAGGCGATCATGGACGACCCGACCTTCCTGGGCCTCGTCTACAGCGCGCCGGAGACGGCCGACTGGACGAAGCCTGAGACCTGGTACGCGGCGGCTCCCTCGCTGGGCGTCACGGTCAAGGAAGAGTTCTACGTCCAGAAGGCCCGCGAAGCCGAGCAGATGCCCACGGCGCAGAACGCCTTCCGTCAGCTCTTCCTGAGTCAGTGGACGCAGCAGGCGGTCCGCGTCATCCCGCTGGAGAAGTGGGACGCGTGTCCTCCGCTCGTCGGGCTCGAGACCAAGACGAACGACCTCGCTTACGGCGGGCTGGACCTCGCCGCGACGACCGACCTCTCGGCCTTCGCCCTCCTGTTCCCTACGGAGGACGGCGACTACGACACGTACGTTCGGTACTGGATCCCCGCGGAGAACATCCGTGCGCGCGAGCTCCGCGACCGAGTCCCGTATCGGACCTGGGTGAACCAGGGCCTGATCGAGGCGACTCCGGGCGACGTCATCGACTACGCCTACATCAAGGCGGAGATCCTCAAGGCGAAGAAGGAGTTCAACCTTCGCGAGATCTCCTACGACCCCTGGAACGCGGTGCAGCTCGTGACCGAGCTGGAGAACGAGCGTGTGAAGCTCGTGCCGATGCGTCAGGGCTACCAGTCGCAGAGCCCGCCACTGAAGGAGCTCCTCAGGCTGATCCTCGAGGGCCGGCTCCGGCACGGTGACAACCCGGTGCTCCGCTGGAACGCGGACAGTGCGGCAGCGCGGAGCGACCCGGCGGGCAACATCAAGCTCGACAAGTCCTCCTCGACCGCCCGCATCGACGGCCTGGTCGCCGTCGTCATGGCGCTCGACGCAGCGCTCCGCAACCCCACTGCACGGCGTCGATCCGTCTACGAGACGGAAGAACGGGGCGTTCTAACCTAGGCCCTGTTGCTTCGAAGTGAAACCGAATCTACCAGGGCGTTTGCCGTAGGAATCGCGCAGAACGAGGCAACGACTGGTTATACAGCCAGAAGGGTTCCGTGTCAGGAGCGGCAGCTCCTGGCCAGGAACGGTACCCTCCGAAAGGACGTTCGATGACCGATTCCGTTACCGAGTTCGACCATCTCTGGCGGCACACGCACACCAAACAGCTGCCCGACGGGACGGAAGAGCAGTCGTGCTGCAGCGAAGGCATGACCGCTGAAGAGCACCGAGCGAAGACTTCCGATGGTCGCTGCTGCACCGACGTGCCGCCGACCGAGGACAACTCGTAGTTCCACGACCTGGAGGAGGGCGTGTTGAAGATCCCAGCAATGATCCAGCTCAAGTCCGGGGACGCAGTCTCCGGCATCACCTCGCGGCGCCTGCCGTGGTTCCGATTCCTGAAGGTGGAGATGGCGGAGTTGCACGACTCCCAGACCCAGAACTCGACGCCGGCTGACGGCGTGATCTGGGTGCCGAAAGCGAACGTGCTGCTCTTGCAAGAGCTTCTGCGAGTGGTCGCAGACGTACCGAAGGTTCGAAGCCGGGGAACCATCCCTGGCCCCCTGACGAGGGAGTCCGAGCCCGAAGAGACCGAAAGCCTAGGGACGCCGTAGGCTAGGAGACAACCATGTCAGTCCAGTACCGCAGCATCCGCGGCACGAACGCGCTCATCGACGAAGACCAGTACAAGGCCGTCGCCGACCACTGGCGCGCCGGCGAGTTCGGCAGTGTCGACTTCACCCTGAAGTTCCGTGAGAAGAGCGTGCCGAGCATCGGCGAGACCGTGGCCGAGGTGAACGCCGGACACGGCGACACAGGCATCGGCTCGACGCAGCAGTACCGCGGCGTCGTGGAGCCCGACTACAACCGTGGGCTCATGTCGCCGAGGGGCCGCCCACTCGTCGTGGCCGACCTGTTGGCCGCTGAGACGACGTCCTCGAACCTGATCCGCTTGGTGAAGGACGACGAAGAGACGGACGGCGCCGGCCAGAAGACCGAGGGCGCTGAGTACGGTAACGCTACCGAGCAGCCCGCGCCGCACGACTGGCCCGTGGTTGACACCGTCGTGAAGATGGCCGTGACCGAGGACTTCCTGATGGACGTCCCCGCCGCGATGCCCTACCTCGTGAAGCGCCTCAGCTACCTGGCGCAGCGCGACGAAGAGCTCTCCCTGATCGGTGGCAACGGGACCATCCCGGCGCACCTGGGCCTGCTCAACGCCGCCGACTCGTCCGAGACCGCGACCACCGTAGCGCGGGGCGGCCAGCCCATCCCGACCGCGGTGGCGCACCTGATCGAGGAGGTCTTCTCGAAGAGCGGTCTCTACCCGACCTGGACGCTGATGAACCCGCTTCGCTGGCTGGAGTACATGACACTCCGCGGCGACGCCGGGGCTAACTCGTACATCGCCGGCTACCCGTCTCGGGACGCGGCCCACATCTTCTCCCTCTGGGGGACGCGCGTGGCCATCTCCAAGGCGATGCCGCAGGACGACATCATCGTTGGCAGCGAGGCCGCGGCCTCTCGGTGGGTTCACACCTCCGGGATGAAGGTCGAGGCGTCACCGTTCTACAGCACGTTCTTCGGTGAAGGCCGAGTGCTCGTGCGCGCGAAGATCCGTACCGCCCTGGCGTACGATTACGCCAGCGGCATCGGCGTACTCTCCTTGGGCTCCTAAGCCCATCCACTCAACCCAGGCAAGACGGCCGCGCGGGGCGCGGTCGATCGAGGACCGAGGGAGCGAATGTTTGTAGTCTCTGAGCAGAGGCTGACGGGGCTCATCGCCCCCATCACGCCGTACTACGGAACGCCCACCGAGTGGCTACAACTCGAGAAGGGCGTCCTCACCACGTACTCCGAGATCTATCGGAGGCAGCCCGCCGTGCGGTCAGTCGTCGACTTCCTCGCCGACCACCTTGGGCGGATGCCGTGGCGCGTGATGCAGAAGACGTCAGCGACAGACGAGGAGTGGCTGTTTGACCACCCACTCCAACAGCTCCTGAACGACCCGAACTCCTGGGACTCCGGGACCAACTTCTGGTTCCGGTGGTGGCTGGACAAGCTGCTCTACGATCGCGTCGGCACCGTCAAGATCCAGGACCCCGACAGCGGCATGCCCATGCAGCTCGTGCGCATCCCGCCGGTGTGGTTCACGCCGTTCGGCACGGACTACTTCAAGCCGCAGAGTCTACGCATCATCGGAAACCGAGGCTACGGCGACTTCCCGATCGAGCAGACGATCTACCATCACGGCTACGACCCGGTCGACCCTCGCGTCGGCGTGTCGCCCATGGAGACGCTGCGGACGATCCTCGAGGAAGAGTCGGCGTCGCAGACCTGGCGTCGTCGCTACTGGGAGGGCAACGCCCAACCGTCGATGATCGTGACGCGGCCGCTGGACGCTCCCGACTGGGACGACCCGGCCAAGGATCGCTTCATCGAGTCGCTGCGCTCTGCCGCTAACCGCGGCAAGCCGCTGCTGCTCGAGGAGGGCATGCAGTCTAACCCGAACGCCTCACAGTTCAACCCGCAGACGTCGCAGTACATCGAGTCGAAGGCGCTGACGCGCCAAGAGGTCCTCCGGACCTTCAACGTGCCGGTCGGTCTCTTCGAGCAGTCCTCGTACTCCAACGTCGTGCAGTACCGCGCGATGCTCTACTCCGAGACCCTGACGCCGAAGCTCTACCGGGCCGGCGACACGCTCACGTCGCAGCTCGCCACCGAGTGGTGGCCGAACCCGCGCACGGCGGGCATCCGCATCGTGCCGGCGATCGAGGAAGCGATCCGCGGATCGCTGCTCGACCAGGTTGCGCTTCTGAAGGACGCCATCGGCGCTCCGTTCGTCACTCGTGAAGAGGGCCGCGCGTTCGTCTCACTGCCCGCGAGCAAGGAAGACATCGACAAGCTGGCTCTGCCAGTCAACATCTCGATCGGTGGCGCAGCGGCTCCGGCCCGCGTCTCCGAGACCGGGACGGTCCCGGGCGGCACCGGTGGAAAGCCCGACAACCCTGCTACAGCGGCTAACGGCCAGAACCGCGGGGACACCGGCAAGCCCGAGGCCGGCCCGAACCCGCCGCCGAAGCGCCGCAAGAGCGGAGCCAACGAGCCCGGTCACGAGTTCTACGGCAACCAATGGGGCGGCGGTGGCGGAGCACAGGCCGCTGACGAGATGCATGGTCACGGTGAGGACGCGCAGGGCAATCACATCGAGATCGGTACCCACGTGTACTTCACCGCGGACGGCTCAACCGTTCGACCTGAAGACAAGCAGAGCGGCGTCGGCACGGTGACCGCGATCCATGACTCCGACCCTGAGCAGCAGTCAGGCCCGACAGTTTCTATCCGGTACGAGGACGGCTCCCACGAGGAGACCGAGTACTACCACGTGCTCGCGGCCAAGTCTGGTCTCTTCACCGACCGCGTCAAGGGCATCGTCGAGCCGCCCACGCGGCCCGTCTCGGTCACGCCGCTCGGCGGCGTGGGACTCCAGGACGGGACGGTGACGGGCGCAGGCCCGACCACCGCCCAGAACCCTGGCGCCGGCCTTGACTCCACCCTCACGGGCTTCAGCATCGCGCCGGACCAGTCGACAGGCCAGTACGTGATCTACGACCGCGGCGGTAGGCGCGTCGCGGTCTACGCGACCCTCGAGGAAGCCCAAGAGGCGACGTACTCCATGGCCGGCGGGCTGCCCGAGCAGCCGACTCCGCAGGGCATGAAGAACCGCAAGGGCGCTGACCCGCGCCACGCGGCCTCTGTCACGATCGCCCGCCAGCGCTTCGCCGAGAAGACCGCGCAGGTCATCCAGGCGAACCTCGAGCGCCAGCAGCGCTCGATGAAGTCGCGACGCGGGGCCAACCAGAAGGACGCGCCGGCGTTCAACCGCAAGCGGTGGGACAAGGAGCTGGCGCAGGACCTGTACAAGACCGGCCTGCCGGTCGCCACGTACTTCGGGACAGACGCAGCCGAGCGCATCGGCGGCACCTACGACGAGGACAAGACCCTGAACTTCCTGTCACGCAACGCCGAGCTCGCGGCCGGCCGCATCAACGCGGCGACCGAGGACAGCCTGAGCAGCGGCCTGTCCCTGGACGACGTGTTCGGCTCACTCTCGAGCCGGGCGTCGAACGCGGCTACCGGCCGCGTCACCGACCTTTCCAACTGGAGCGTCACCGAGGCGGCACGGCAGAACGACATGGTGAAGTCCGTCAAGGTCTGGAACGTCACGTCGGGCAACCCGCGCAAGTCTCACGAGTCGATCGACGGCGAGGCGGTGGCGGTCGGCGAGCCGTTCTCCAACGGCCTCATGTGGCCCGGCGACTCGACCGGCGACGTCAACGAGACTGCCGGCTGCACGTGCCTCCTGACGATCGAGCGGGCAGAAGCCTCGTGACATCGAAGCGGGATGTCATGCAGGAGCTCGTCACGCGAGGCGTGATGGAGGAAGTCCCCGACTCGTCGCCGACCACCTGGCGGCTGACGTCGACGGGCCAGACCACGAACATGCTGCGGATGCTGACGATGAGTCACGTCATCCTGCACGACGAGATCTCAAAGCTTCACGAGTACCTCGACTACTCGAGCGAGTTGCTGACTCGCATCCAGGCAAACGAGCCGTTCACGCTGGACGACTTCGACCTCGAAGAGGTCGCGGACATCGTCGGCGAGATCGATTCTCTGAAGCCGAACCACCGCCGCGGCGACCGCGGATACCTGTAGGAGACGACCAGATGACCGTACAGAAGGCAACGTTCGAGAGCGGCATGAAGGGCGCCGCCCGGATCAAGCTGCTGACGGACCCGGCGGGCAATGCCACGGGCGAGGTCCAGTTCTATGCAGCCCGCTTCGGCAACGTCGACCTCGTCGGCGACCGGATGATGGCCGGCTCGTTCAAGAACACTCTGGCCAAGTGGCGCGACAGCGGCAACCCGATCCCGGTCGTGTTCTCCCACAAGTGGGATGACCCGTTCGCGATCATCGGCTACGCCGACCCGAACGACGTGATCGAGGACTCCAAGGGGTTGCTCGTCAAGGCAACCCTAGACATCTCGGACAATCCGACGGCCAAGCAGGTCTGGCGACAGATGCAACGCAAGGTCGTGAACGAGGCGAGCTTCGCCTTCGACACGGTCCGCGAGTCCGGCATGGGCAAGGGCAAGGACGGCGCCAACGACATCTACGAGGTTGAGCTGCTCGAGGTCGGGCCGACGCTGAAGGGCGCCAACCCCGACACCGCGGGCGTGCTCCTGGCCAAGGCGCTGACGAAGGCCGAGCCGCTTGCCGGCTCCGCTGAGGCGCGCCAGGCTTCCGTCTACCGGGCCGTGTCCGAGTACCTCGATGGCAGCGACATGGTCGACGGCGACGATGACGCCTACTACTACCCCGAGGCGACGTTCAGCGACCACATGATCGTGTGCGCGTCGGACGATGGGGAGAACACCTACTTCAGCTTCCCGTACGAGATCGCTGCGGACGGCACCGTCACGCTGGGCGACCCCGCCGAGGTCAGGCTCGAGACGCAGGTCTCGCCGGTGACCAAGAGCGCGGACGACAACCGGGCGGAGACCCTGTTCGACCTCTCGGACGAGGGCCACGCGAAGATCGCCGTCGGCATCGTGTTCGGTGCGGAGGACGCACGGGACGGCAAGCCGAAGCCACAGAGCGAGTGGTCGTACCGCGGGACGAACCCCGGCGGCGACCTCAGCGGCAAGGAAGTCTCGCGCGTAGTCGCGCGCGTGCGGGCTGCGGCCGAGAAGTTCGGCATCAGCCTGACCGGCAGTGAAGAGAAGGCCGTGGACGCGGTATCGGAGTCTGGCTCCGGCGCGCCCGCGGACAACGGACCTCAGTACGGCGGCGTGGTCAAGCCTGACTACACCGACGAGAATCCGCTCGAGAAGAGCCGTGTTCAAACGGCTCACGACGCGCTGGTCGCTGCAGGCGCCGCGTGCGCACACGACCAGAAGGGCAGAGACAACATGGGCAAGGGAACGTACGCCACGGACGAGGACGACGTGCAAACGAGCGCGCCCGTCGACGCGGACGCCGAGACCAAGGACGTCGCTCCGGCGGATGAAGAAGACGACCAGAAGAAGCCGGCCGACGACGCGGAGAAGAAGCCGACGGACGAGGCAGACATCGAGGGCAAGGACGCCCCAGCCGATGACGCGGAGAAGAAGCCCGCGGATGAGGCGGACGTCGAGAGTAAGGACGCGCCCGCGGACGACGAGGAAGCCGACAAGGGCTTCAAGCCGACCAAGGACGCCGAGGCGGACGACGCGAAGGCTGCGCCGCTGGACACTCTCAAGCCAGCTGCGGCCAACGCGGCGCAGGACGGCGGAGCTCCGGCCGAGCCGGCGGAGAACGAAGAGGACGACACGCAGGGGAAGTCTACGACCTGCCCCGACTGCGGAGGCTCAGGCGGAGACAACAAGGACTGCAAGACCTGCGACGGCACCGGACAAGTCGGCGCCGAGACGAAGGACGCCTCGGCTGAGGACGACGTCGACCCTGACGGCGACAGCGGCTCGTTCAAGCCGCCCGAGGTCAACGAGGAGTTCGCCGCGCAGCAAGCCTACAAGCGCCGAATGATCGAGCGCGAGCTCGAGCTCATCGCGCTGGAGTCTGACGTGGAGTTCAAGTCAGGCGCCAACGAACCCGGTCACGAGTTCTACGGCAATCAGCACACGGGCGGGATGGGCGGCAGCTCGGGCGGGGGAGACAAGCCCTCCGGCGGCGACAAGCCTTCGGGCGGGGGCAAGGGTCCCGTCACGATGGGTGGCATCACCGCTCACGTGGGCGAGGGCGGCAAGATCGAGCACGTCCAGGTGAACACGCCGCTCGGCACGAACTCTCGGATCGGCGGCACGGGCGCGGGAGCGCACGTCGTGACCGGCTCCGCGAGCTCGACCAGCGCGCACCTGGAAGTTGGGCCCCAAGATCCAGAACGGTGGAAGGGTGAGGATGGTAAACCCGTCGCCGGCCCGGCCTTCGGGATGGGCGCTGAAGTCTACGTCTCGAGCCCGATGTTCGGGGGCGCATCCCCAACGGCCGAGGTCAGCCAGGGCGCGATCGGAAGTCACGACACGGCCACGGCGGGCGAGCGGATCGCGGCCTACGGGAACGCGGTCGACATCGCCAACTCGGTCAACTCGCGGCTGTCCGCGGGTGACACGATCCCCGAAGCTGTGGCGAACGCCGTCCACGGAATGTCCTAGGCAGGAGGAAGCCTAATGTCAAGTTCAAAGTCGAAAGAGATCCTCGCCAGCGTGCGCGCGCGACCCGCGAACACGGATGGAGAGACCGGCCCGCAGAACCCCGCGAGCGTCGTGCTCCCGGTGGGCATGCAGGGCAACGCCCGAGACGACTCGTTCGAGCGCTACATCGAAGAGGTGCAGCGCAAGCGGGACGAGTTCCGGGCCAAGCGTGCGGCTGAGGCCGCAGGAGTGACCGAAGCCGACCAGGCTGAGGTCCAAGTCAGTGCCGACGAGGAGGACGAGGCCCAGTAGGCAAGGGGCGTAACGCGGGGCGTTACGCTACCGAGGACCGAAGAGCGTCGTCGCCATCGTGCGGAGACTGATCATGCCAGCTGGAAGAGGCTGGATCGCAACGTGAGGGCGAGACCTCACTTCAACATGAGGGGAACCAACCCAACATGAGCACCAATAAAGAGAAGCTCAACGACCTTCTGGTGAAGGCCCGTGAGCTCTCGGAGACCCCCGAGCGCACTCCTGAGCAGGAGACCGAGCTTGGCGAGGCCATGACCACCGCGAAGTCCCTCCGGGACGCTATCGTGCGTGAGAAGAGCCTCGACGAGTTCACGTCTCTCGTGTCTGAGGGCGAGCCGGCCGCGGAACAGACTGAGTCTGACGCGATCGCGCTTGGTCCCGACGGCGGGATTCAGGGCGCACCCGTCCTTGTGGCGGACCGGAAGGGCTTCGAGACCGCGGCTGAAGCCTGGAAGAGCGGCCGCAAGGACGCTCGGTGGAGCTTCGACGTGAAGTATCGGGCCAAGGCAGATGTTGACACGGCGACCGCAGAGGTCGGGGCGGGCAACCTGCAGTTTGGTGGAGCGGCTCCTGGCAACAACCAGTACGCTGGTGCGGTCAGCCCGTTCTATTACCCCGGCATCGTCGAGCCACCGGTTCGTCCACCGCTTGTGGCTGACCTGTTCGCACAGGGTCAGACCGCCAGCAACCTTGTCCGTCTGGTGAAGGAAACCTTCACCTCGTCCGACGCTAACGGCGTGGACGCTGGCGGGCATGGCGTGAAGGCTTCGGCCGAAGGCGCGTCCTACGGGGCCGTCAAGATCGAGGTCAGCCCCATCGACTGGCCAGTCCGTGACATCACGGGCTTGCTGCCTGTCACCGAGGACATCCTCGTCGACATCCCGGCAATGAGTTCCTACCTCTCCATGCGTCTGTCGAAGTTCGTGCAGCTCGCGGAAGAGGGAGAGCTCGTCAATGGCGACGGCACGGGGAACCATCTCGAGGGCCTTCTCGGCCTCGCAGACACCACGGTCGACAGCCAGTCGAGCTTCGACATCGACACCGCAGTCATGCGCCTGCTCGCCAGGACGTGGAAGCGGTCGTTCATGGATCCCCAGTGGATCCTGATGTCGCCGCACACCTGGGCGCGCTACGTCACCCTCCGCACCGACCTCAACGGTGGACAGGGCCAGTTCCTGGCCGGTCCTCCGGGGCTCGCTGCGCTGCGGTCGATGTGGGGCCTGCCGATCACCGTTACGCCCGTGATCCCCGATGACAAGGTCATCGTGGGTAACTCGGCAGCCGGAATGATCTTCCGGAATGGTGGTCTGCGAGTCGAGTCGAGCACCGGCTACGGTACGTTCTTCGGAGAAGGACTCGTGGCAATAAGGGCAAAGATCAGGACTGCGTTTGCTGTATTTCGCCCGCAGGCCATCGGCGTCCTGGACCTGTCGAGCTAACGCTTGACAATCCACCCTGTGAAGGTTGGAGGGCGACTAAGCCCGCCCTCCAGCCTCACGGCTTAGACACAGGAGGATTCACCATGCGATGCGACCCGCACCGCGAACTGTTCTTCATGCACAACGGCCCGGGGCCTTGGCCCTGCGGTATCTGCGACGAGCCGGTAGCCTACAGCATCGGCGACAGTCGGAGCGGGGGCGCTCTGAGCATCCATCACCGCAACGGCGATCACGATGACAACGAGCCGGCAGCCGAAGCGGTTACGGAAGTTGATCTTTGCGTACCAAACGGCCGTTCAGAGCTCGGCCTCTGTTGCGCCAAAGTGAAACCGAATCTACCTGCGTAAACGCCGTCTAAGACGTGTTCATAGGCTGCCTGTATAACCAGTCGTCAAGAGGGTTTCAGTCGGAGAGCGACGCTCTCCGTGGCCGTATCGGCACCTCTGTGATACGGCACTTAGGATCAAAGGGGGAGCATGGATCGGGCGCTTGTCGTCGACTTCATGGCGGGAGAGCAGCATCACGCCGACCACACTTGGCCGATCTACACCGCTCTCCCGACGGAGATGCGCGGCGCCTTCATCACCCGACCCTGGCACCGCGACCCGGAGCCGATGGAGCGATCGGACCGTGCCGGCTACGGCGACCTCGTCCTGGCCCCGTCCTGGGGCGATCTGGCGCGAGCGCGCTCGACCCGCCGGCCTGTCATCTTCACCGAGCACGGAGCGGGCTTCCGCTTCAACTCCTCGTCCTACTGCGGTCACCCTGACCGCCCGAACGTGGCGCTCTTCCTCTGTCAGAACGAGTGGGTCGCCAAGGCCAACCGTGAGACGCACCCGTACACCGAGTCGGTGGTCGTGGGCGTCCCGAAGATGGACGAGTGGTACGCGCGGCCCCAGAAGGTGCGCGGCGACCGACCTGTCGTCGCGATCGCCTTCCACTGGGACTGCCGAGTCGCCCCCGGGGCGCACTCCGGCTGGCACTTCTACAAGCCGTTCCTCCCCCAGCTGAAGGCTACCGCCGAGCGCGAGGGCTGGGACCTAGTCGCGCACTCGCACCCGCGCATCGCCCAGCGAGTCAAGCTGGAGTGCCAGGCGCAGGGCATCCCGTTCTGGGACCGGCTCGAGGACGTGTTCGCGAACGCGGACATGCTCATCGCCGACGCGACCTCCGCCGCCTACGAGTTCGCCTCGCTGGACCGGCCCGTGCTCAACCTCTCGATCCCGCTCTACAAGCAGGAGCCGATCGAGTGGATCAGGCACCCGTGGTTCGTCCCCGGCCTCGAGATCTGGGACGGCGACGACCTCTCAGAGGCTGCCATACGCGCCCTCGCGGACCCGCGGGAGGCACGCGAGGCACGGCACGAGGCGGTCGAGCAGGTCTACCCGATCCGCGGCGATGCCAGCGCGCGAGCCGCCCGAGCCATCCAGGAGTTCATCGAGTGCTGCTGACAGCGAAACCGCACAGTCTGCGCTCTGAAGAGGAGCAACAGAATCGTCTGCGGCGTCAGATCCGCGACGCCAAGCGCGGCGTGCCCGCGACGCGGCCGCGACGCATCGAGCAGGACGACTACATCGACTTGACCGCACCGGCCTACGGGTCGGGCGGTAGGCAAGGATAAGGAATGCGCTGGCGCGGAGCTTGGGACAGCAGCCACTCCTATCTCGTCGATGACATCGTCATCGACAGCAACAACGACTTCGCGTACATCTGTATCCTCGCGACCGGTCCGTCCTTCACCCCGCCGGACATGCGGCTCAACATCGAGTGGGCGCTGTTCGCGAAGGGCGGCATCGGTCCTGGTGGCCCCAGCGGAGCCCAAGGCTTCTGCGGAGCTCAGGGTGTCGCCGGCGGTCCTACAGGGTACTGCGGAGCTACAGGCTTCTGCGGAGCGACCGGATTCTCAGGCGCGACAGGCTTCTGCGGAGCTCGAGGCTTCTGCGGAGCTCGAGGCTTCTGCGGAGCACACGGCTCCTCGGGAGCTGCGGGAGCCAGCGGAGCAGCTGGCCAAGATGGCATCGACGGCCTCCGAGGCGCCGATGGATTCTCCGGAGCAACAGGCTTCTGCGGAGCTACCGGATTCTGTGGAGCAGTTGGTCCTTGCGGAGCGCCGGGACCTGATGCAACAGGGCCGTGCGGCGCACAAGGGCCACCCGGATTCTGCGGAGCTACCGGGAGCACAGGATTCTGCGGAGCCACTGGCTTCTGCGGAGCAACTGGCTTCTGCGGAGCAGGCGCTGACGGATTCTGCGGGGCCACTGGATTCTGCGGAGCCACAGGCTCAACCGGTCCTTGCGGAGCAACAGGGTTCTGCGGAGCAACTGGCTTCTGCGGAGCACTCGGCAGCACTGGCTTCTGCGGAGCGACAGGAAGCACCGGTTTCTGCGGAGCTACAGGTTTCTGCGGAGCGACGGGCTTCTGCGGAGCACTTGGTGGCACAGGCTTCTGCGGAGCCACCGGCTCGACCGGGTTCTGTGGAGCGACAGGATTCTGTGGAGCGACCGGGTTCTGCGGAGCGCTGGGCGGCACGGGCTTCTGCGGTGCCTCCGGTTTCTGCGGAGCAGGCGCGGACGGCAAGGACGGCATCGACGGTCTCGAC